TGACCTAAACACAATCAGATCAACCATTGAAGGGCGGTTAGCAACTGAACTTGCAAGTAGCCCTGTCATCCCTGTTGTGTTTAACAATATGGCTTATGACTCAACAGGCGTTGAATCATTTGTTCAGTGTCAAGTTAGTTTTGGTGCAAATGTTTATTTGACTCAATCAAGTGATTCTCATAATAATGTTGTGGGTTTAATTCTTCTAAATACTTACACCCCAGAAGCAACAGGGGCAGGTGCAAATTTAACCATTGCAAAAAGAATAAGAGATTTATACAACCGTCAAACAGTTTCAAGCGTAATTTTTGACGCACCTGTTGGGCCTGAAACATTAACGGGTGCCCCTGATGGTTTTTATCAAACACAGATTAGAATAACGTTTGAAGTCTTTGAAAATCTTTAACTATGGAAATTACTGAAGAAATGCTTGATGCAATCGAAGCGGTGAAGGGTTTTAGAGATCCAGCTTATTGGGACCCTCGTTGTAGGAGATACATGGAAAAAAACAAAACAGCCGCCAAGAATGTAAAAGATACTAAAAAAGGTTAATATACCTGTAACAACTTTTTTTTATTCTCATGGCCGTTCTTAAAGGTGATGTTGGTAAAATCATGTTTGAAAATGCTGGCGGTACTGAGGCCGATATTGCAGCAACTAGATCATGGTCTTTATCTGTTACTAAAGATTCTCACGAAACAACAAAACAAGGCGATACCTCAAAATCATTTATTGGTGGTTTGATTTCTGGAGAAGGGTCAGTCGAGCTTTTATATGACGATGCAGGCAACTCTGATTATCAAGCGTTTATTGATGATGTTCTAGTAACAGGAGATGCAGGAGACGCATTGTTTGAGTTATTCCCTAATTCATCAACTTCAGCAAAGAAGATTAGTTTTGCTGGTATCATTACAGGTGCAGAATATGGTGCAACGCTTGGTGAAACTCAAGTTATTAATGTTTCGTTTATTACTAACGGTGCAATTACCTCTGCTATTTAATAGCATTAAATAAACAACCCCTAAATTATGTCAACAAAAAGAACAGTCAATTTAATCACTGAGGCATTCGGTGATGAGATGTCGAGCCGCCGTAAATATGAGTTAAAAAATAGAAACGGTGAAACAATTGTTGATTTGTATTTTCCTCCATTAACAAGGCACGATAGGCAACGGGCGCAAGCGTCAGCAGGAACAGATGAAGCTTTGACAATATCAACCCAATTGCTTTGCCAGATGGCAGAGCTAGAAGATGGCAAAAAAGCGTTTGCAATGGCTGATGCTCCGAATTTGCAGAGAGAATTACCTGAAAATGTATTGAATGAGATTGAGTTGTTTTTGTTTGATGTTCAGATTGATTTAGATACAGCAAAAAAAAGCTAAAGGGGAATAATTGGCTTTACTTTGAATTTTTCCTAGCAACAGAATTAGGTCAAACGGTAAGTGCTCTTAGGTCATCAATGACTGAGGAGGAGATTATTTATTTTGCTGCTTATTACGAGATAAAAGCGGAAGAAGAAAAAAGGGCAGCGAATCGAAGCAAAAGGAGCTTATGAGGTTAAACTATATAAAAAGGTTTGTGTAAGTAGTGGCTCAGTCAAATGTAAAACTTACGGTTGACGGCTCACAGGCAACAAGAGCATTAAAGAATGTCCAGGGTCAAACTAATAAATTACAATCAGCCATAGGTGGATTGCAAAAAGCATTAGCTTTAGGCGGCCTTGGGTTATTAGCGAAAAACTCAGTACAAGCCGCCTCAAATTTTAAAGCATTGCAAGTTAGATTGCAGCTTCTAACATCAGAGTATGGTGAATTTGCACAAGCTCAAGAAGTTGTAGCAAGGGCACAAAAAACATTCAATTTAAGTATTACGGAAGCAACTGCTGGTATTGCAGATATTTTTGCAAGATTGCGACCATTAGGAACATCATTAGAAGATATTGAAAGCACTTTTGTAGGTTTTAACACTATTGCAAAACTTTCAGGTGTTACAGGTCAACAAGCAAGCGCAGCATTTACGCAGTTAGCACAAGCCTTAGGTTCTGGAAGATTACAAGGTGATGAGTTTAGATCAATAGCTGAGCAAGTTCCTGGCTTATTAGTAGCAATTTCAGAAGAAACAGGAATTGCTACAGGAAAATTAAAAGATTTTGCTTCTAAGGGTTTACTTAAATCCGATATTGTTTTAAGAGCATTAGCAAAATCAGCAGAAGAAGGATCAAACAAGATTGCGACTTTGATGGCTAAGTCTCCTGCTGAAAAAATTAAAGCATTGCAAAACTCATTAGAGCAGTTAAATATAGAACTTGGTGATAAATTCTTGCCAGCCGTTGCTGATGCTGCTCTAGCACTGGCAAAACTAACAAATGCTTTTATTGATTTTATTAATTCAGATGCAGGTCAAGCAACAGCGATTATTGCAGGTTTTGTTTTAGCCGCTAAAGCTTTATCTGTTGCAATACCATTGGTTATTGCATCAGCAAAAATATTAATATTAAAACTTAGTATGGTGGGAGCTCAAAGCTTAATTGCATCGGCTGGCTTTACAGGTTTAAATGTTGCCACATTGTTAGCAGCAGGAGGTATTGGAAAATTAACATTAGCGTTAGGAGCTTTTAAAATTGCTTTAGCATCTACAGGAATAGGACTTGCAGCATTAGCTGTTGGAGCTTTTACAACGGCAATTGTAAAGGCCATTAACAAACAAAAAGAGTTAAATAATACCATCAAAGATGGTGGCGAAACAGAAGTTAATAAGCTTTTAAAAGAACAAGAGAAAAGCAGAGAAAAAATTGAAAAATTATTAGAAAAAGCAAATGGAAGACAGAAAAAAAGTTTACAGATAAGGCTTCAAGAAATAAATCAAGATATAAAAATGTTAGAGGGTAGAAAAAACACTCTAGAATCTGACAAACTTATCAATAAGAAATTAAAAGAAAGGATTGCTATTCAAAAAGAAAATACAGAAGAAATAAAAAATCAACAAATTGAAACCGATAAATTAAAAGAAAAGATGACAGCAGTAGGAGAAGAAATTGCTTCTGGAATCAAAGACAACTTAAGAGAGGCAATAACGGGAGCACAGTCGTTTGGGGATGCAATAAGTAATGTATTGAACAATATGAGGGATAGAATTATAGATGCACAACTTGATAAATTATTTAGTGGTTTTGCAACCAACTTTGGTAAATCAGCATCAGGGCAAAAAGGTGGTGGCCTTGGTGGTTTTATAGGTAATGTTTTTGGTGGCTTGTTTGCAAATGGAGGGCGGCCACCCGTAGGCAAAGCTTCAGTTGTAGGAGAACGTGGCCCTGAACTATTTGTCCCCTCAGTTGGTGGTACCATTATCCCCAATCATAATATTGGCGGCGGTGATAATATTGTTAATATCTCAGTAGATGCAAGAGGGTCACAAGTGGAAGGTAGCGATACAGATGCAAAACAATTGGGCTTAGCAATAGCAAGTGCAGTTCAACAGCAATTAGTAAAGGAGAGCAGACCTGGAGGACTTCTAAGCGCTTAAATTATGGCTAACTTTCCCACAACTGTTGCTCCCACCTACGGCACTCAAAAAAACAGTGATCCTGTAATTAGAGTTGCACAATTTGGATCGGGTTACTCTCAAAGAAGTGTTTATGGAATTAATCAAGATTTAAAAATTTTTGATCTTACTTGGTCTAATATTTCTGAAACAAATTCAGACGAGATAGAGACATTTCTTGAAGCTAGAGGAGGGGCAGAAAGTTTTAGCTATCAACCAGCAGGGGAAGCCGCTTCAAAAAAGTATATATGTACTTCTTGGTCTAAAACTATTCCATATTTAAATAGAGCAACTATCACGGCAACTTTTCAACAGGTAGCAGAGGCTTAAAAATGCCAACAGTTCCCCAGTCGATACAAGAACAAATACAAATGCTCGAACCCTCGGCGGTTATTGAGTTGTTCCAATTACATTTAACTTTGGCGGTCAATGGTACTGATACTGTTTATTACTACCACTCAGGAACAAATGAAATTTATGGGGATATTGTTTTTAATTCAATTACTTATTCTGCTGTTCCTTGTGAAATGGATGGATTTAAACGATCAGTTGCAGGAACACTGCCAAGACCAACCTTTACAATTGCTAATGCCAATAGTGCCATATCTGTTTTATTAGCTTCTTTTAATCCTTTAAATGCAAAAGTTGTAAGAATAAGAACATGTAAGAAATTTCTTGATGCTGTTAACTTCAGCTCAGGGTCTAATCCAACGGCTGATCCTACGGCAATATTTGAGTCAAATGATACTTGGTATATTGATAGGATTGCTTCTGAAAATGCAAATGCTGTTCAATTTGAATTAGCAACAAAAATGGATTTATTAAATGTTGCTTTGCCACGTCGTCAAGTTTTAGAACATTGTCCTTGGGAATTTAGAGGTACAGAATGTGGTTACACAGGACCAGATTCGGTATGTGGTCATAGATATTCAGATTGTGTAGAAAAATTTGCAAACAGACAAGAGTTACCCTTTGGAGGTTTCCCAGGTGCAAGGCTTCAAATGTAACGCAAAGAGACACGCGCTGGCAGAAACTCCAAAAGAGGCGTGTGGTGTCTTGGTTGATAACACATATTTTCCTTGTCGCAATATTGCAGATTATCCTGATAAAGATTTTGTCTTAGATCCTAGAGACTATTTAAAAGCAAGAATGAAAGGAAAAATTCAGGCAATTATTCATTCACACCCAGAAGGAAGCAATGCAAG